CGGGTCTTGGCAGGATATGGGAATTCTGTCGAGTTCGGTGTTCACGCGGATAATACCCGAAATTTGTTACGAGCAGTCGCGGAGCGTGTGATGTACACGCCCTCCGCGGTGGGTGGGTTGGAGCCCATCCGTCAGCCTAAGCCGGGAAAGTTTCACACGTTGAACCAGCTGCGAAATCGTGTTCTTCGTCATGTGCCTAGAATCGTGCCTGTAACCAGGGAGAAATACCCTGAGTTGTACAGGGACCATCGACGCAAGACGTATGAACGCGCCGCTGCTAGTTTGCGAGTATCGCCAATCACGCGAGACGACGCTAAGATTAGAGCGTTTGTGAAAGCTGAGAAGGTGAACTTCACGGCTAAGGATGATCCTGCTCCGCGCATCATACAACCCCGGAATCCCAGGTACATATTGGAAGTGGGACGGTATTTGAAACCTTTTGAGAAGAAATTTCTGGAGGGTTTCACCACGGAATTTGGGTATCCAGTCATCGTGAAAGGAATGAATGCGGTTGAGACTGCCAAGGTAATGGCAGCACATTGGGGAAGGTACTCCTCGCCAGTGGCCATTGGGTTGGATGCATCGCGGTTTGATCAGCATGTGAGCGTTGATGCCTTAAAGTGGGAACACTCTTGGTACAATGCAAAGGGTGATGATCAACTGCGGCGTCTGCTCAGTTGGCAATTGGTTAATAAGGTAACCGGCATAGCTAGGGATGGGCTCGTGAAGTATGTGGTCGACGGTCGTCGTATGTCTGGGGACATCAATACCTCCCTCGGTAATTGCATAATCATGAGCTCAATAGTACTGGCCTATCTTGAGCACCATCAGGTACCGGCCCATCTCGTCAATAATGGTGATGATTGTGTCCTTATCCTAGATGAGAAGGACAGACCACGATTGTCCATGATTGACGAGTGGTTTACAGATTTCGGGTTTAAGCTGACGCAGGAGGAGCCCGTGTACCGCCTGGAACAGATTGAGTTCTGCCAATGTCACCCCGTTTGTGTGGGCGGTGAATGGCGTATGGTTCGGAATCCGAGGACAGCAATGTCCAAGGATTCAGTCGCCATTAAAAGTTGGCGGAATAGACAAGAGTTTGACTCCTGGCGGAACGCTATTTCAACCTGTGGCATAAGCCTGACTGACGGTGTCCCAGTATGGGACAGCTACTATCGTAATCTGTGGGCACCACGTCCCGGCCGTATTGATAAGTGTGGCATGTATTATTTGTCCAAGGGCATGACTGATAAGTCAACGCCCGTGGCAGCTTCCACACGCCTCAGTTTCTACCATGCGTTCGGGTTAACTCCTGACCAGCAGGTGGCAATTGAGCAGTCGTTACCGGCCGTGAGGTGGGAGAGCGCTTTGCCCACTTTGAACTCACTAACTGTAGCCGAACGAAGAGTGAGTCCGCTATTGTAACACACGATGAGAGGACGTAATAACCGTGGAAAACGCACCCCTTCCCTGGGCGCTGCACCAGGTCCAAACCGTAACCGCGTGCGCGGGCGGATTGGTGGAGATTCCACCACCGTTCAAGTCGCGTTTGTCGGTCCGGACATGGTGACAGATGCTACAGGTAATGGAGGATTGTACGCATATGTCGATGCTGGCCGAGTGGTGATGGCGGCTGGGTTTTCGAAGTCATACCAGTTGTACCGTATTAAGTCGTGGACAGCCCAGTATGTTCCCAAAGTTGGAGCCACTGCCACAGGTACGGTCACCTGGAATTTCATCGACAACCCCGAGGTCATTTCCAAAGTGGTCGTTGGCGTGTACGGATCCGCAGACTTTGCCAATTTGACTAAGACAGGCCCGCGCAACAGGGTCAAGAATACGTCTTCTTGGCAGGCTATGAGTTCAGGCATGCCTTCGAGTGTTGGTGTGCGGCGTAAGTGGTACTCGATCGACACGGCTGATCTTGATGCGACGAAGTATGAAGCCCTTGATCGCACATGTCAAGCCATGCAAATCTGTACCTACTCAGGGCCGCCCAGCTCCACCATCGGGTATTGCGTATACAACATTACAATAGAGTACAAAGATTACATTTACCCGTCGTTAACGCCTCCAACCCTGAAGGCTGTGGCGCCACGCCAATGGCAGGACGCTGACGGCCGCTGGTGGGAAGAGGATGGTATCGGGGGGCATGTGATCCCGGCTCCAAGTATGACCACTACGGGGAATCAGTGAGTGTCTGGCGAGGAATTGAGGGGGATTAAAGATGCACCGTGGCGGCTACCACGCTCTTGTGCGAAAGCATGTGCATGACCTCAATTGTTCAAAAGATTCCTTGGTGAGCCCCGTGGCGGAAGACCACGCGACAAGATATCGGAATACCAGGTCTAGGTCTCTCATTAATTTGAGAGGGGCTGCCTAGACTAGAACACC